ATCTAAAACACTTTCAAACCCTTTAGCAATTGTACCTATCTTAGTATTAGGTGTAATATAATTTGATTGAGTTTTATTATTGTTTAATGAAACTACTTTTTTACCTGTGTCTAATGCCATTATGATATCTCCAATTCCTTACATTCAATTTTAACAGCTAATTTGCTGTCGTTAATTTCTTCTTTGGTTAATAAATCCAAACTTTTATAAGCTTGATGATAACCAGTTCTTACACATGAATAATGATCTTCAAATTCGAAAGGCATTGTCTGTGTTGAAATACATTTAGGCTCATCAATAAACATACAAAGATGAAGCACTAAAATAAATTTTATCATGCTGTTTTCTTTTCCTTTTTTGGATTATCTACTTTGTATTGATCTACTTTTGCTTTAGTAGTCATACCAGTTGATGCTATACTTACCCATCCACCAAACTGATCTGATTTTCTTGCCATTTTTTTTTGTTGACTATCAATAGAAAGAGAACTTCCTTCAGCTAAAGTATTTAATCTAATTGTACTTATATCCTTATCTGCTTTTTTACCTGTAACATCTTGAATATTTAAAAAGTGCATACTGTTATCAGAATAACCAGATCCTGCTTGTATAGCTTTATTACTTGCTATAGTTGCTCTATAAATATCTCTACGATCATTTTCTTCTCTTAATCCTTTAAGATTATTTGCTTTGGCATTAAGTTCATATTGTCTTTGCTCTAATTTACTTTGTCTTTTAGAAGCTTGTATTTCAGAGTAAGTACCTACTCCTTGAATAACACCAGATATAATCATCATTGTTACTGGATCTGCACTCATGCGAAAACGACCTCCACACTCATTCCTAATATCTTCATAGGTAATGGATCATCTTGAGAAATAGTTATTGTTGGACTTTTACTATAACCTAGAAAGAAAAATTCTTTTTTAGAAGTTACTGCAACTAAATCAGAACCAACTACATCTGATACTTGTTGAACAACTAAAGATTTAGCTGATTGATCTGCTGCTTTAATTGTCATATCTAATGTACTATTCATATCAATGATAGCTCTTGATATTCTTCTAGGTGATCCAGTTAAAGGGCCTTCTGGTAATTCTTTATCAATAGGCATTGTTTCTAAAATAGGTATAAAATTAAATCCTACTTTTAATCCAGTAGCTCTTGGTACACCTGTTAGAGTAATTGTATCTGATGCCGAAACTGTAAATGCTCCTATAGAACTATTACCTTGAACAAGATTAACAGACTCATTAGTATAAATTCCATTAACTGAATGTAGATGACCTTTAGTAAAAGTTATTACTGCATCATCTGCAGGAACTGCTGCTAAATTTTTATCTAAGTTTAATGTATAAGTATTACTACCATTATCAGTAACAGCTTGAATATTGTATTCAGTTGCATTACCTGCAATTGTAAAATCTTCACCAATAACTGGTGCTGAAGTTAAACCATCTATAATTAATACTGCTGCACTTGTTGATTGAGAAGCTCCTTTAACTAATGGTGAACCACGTTGACTTAGTGTAGTTGTGCTTTCACAATCTAATGTTGTACTATCATCATCTGCAAATTTTTCTAATGTATATACTGTAGATCCATCTAAAGATCGTTTACCAATACAAACTAAATGTTCATTAAGAACTGCAATAGATTGAAAGGTATCTCCAGTACGAGTTGACCATTGTACCCATCCTGCTATCTTTTCATCTCTAACAGAATGAAACACAGATAACTTACCTGGATGTGCTATTCCATTACTTAAAAAAAATGCGTATTGTTCTGGTCTAGTAGTATTACCTTTTAGAATAGCTATCTCTTTAGGATTATCAATTAAATGCTGTGCAAGAATAGATACTGATGTAGATTTATAACCATCTTCAATATCTGAATAAATAAATTCTCTAATTGTTTTACCATTCTTCTGAACAAACCCTGCTGCTTGGTCAAACATTTTAGGTGCTGTTCTAGAAATACCATAAGGTGTTTGTTTTTGAATTGTAATATTAGCAGGAGTAATAGTATTATCTGCTGCAGTTGGAGCATAGTATTCTCCACCATCAGTAAATATTTGTAAATCTTTAGCAGACAACATATGTCTTACTTCATTAACTTGATCTCCAGAAATATCTAAATCAATTGCTTTATCTGCTTCTGCATCTGCTAACGCAAAATTAGTATATTCAGAAATAGTAGAAGCTAATACTGCTGCAGGTCTAGAATATAAACCACCTAACCATAATCTATTACCATGAAATGTTATAGCTTGAGGATAACCTCTATGATCTGACATAGTTTGTTCATCCCATGTTGCTGTTGCATTTGTATCAGCTAATGTTTCTCTAATATTACCTACAACAACTGTTGTACTTGATCTTCCTGTAATATCTATTTCTTTAGCACCTATACGAATAGTTTTACCTACCCAGTTAGTATTAGTATCAAAGATACCTGCTGATGCAGTTATATTAACTGCTGTTCCAGTTGTTGCTGCTGCTGATAATGTTACAGCAGAATCTGCATATTTAAAATAAGGTTGGTATCTAGGATAACCTGTTGAATGAGATGAAAATGTAAATGTTCCTACAGTAAAAGATGTAGCTGATGCTCTAAAGATTTTTCTAATAGCATTATTTCTATGAGTTATATAAATAGTATCTCCAAATTGTGCAAAGTTTAATTCAAACAATTGTGCTGTAGTCCAATTACAATTAGTTGTATAATTAGAAGTTAAAACTGTACCACTTGTATTATAAACATCTAATCTATTATTAGATAAAACAATAATAGCAACTTCATCATCAGAAAATATAAATGGAATTATTCTGCTTTCAGCAGGAAGTGTTGCTAAGTAAGCTGTACCAGGTCTTCTCATTACACCACCTTCAGCAAGTAATGCAAAGTTCTTACATTCTTTAGCACCTTGATAATAAGATGAAACATCAGTACGAGTAGCTAATAAAGGATTAAGCTCTCCAGAAGAAAAATTGGTTATAACTGTTTTTAAAGTTCTGCCCATTAATCATTTCTAGTTGACGTTCTTAAACTTGTAAATCTATTTAAGCTTAAAACTTTTGTTGTTGTTTCTGTAGAGTCAATATTTTTAGCAACAAGTAATTGTCTTTCTGCTAATTCTTTAAACTGTTTAATCATTGCTGAATCTCTAGCAACTGAACCAGCAAATACAGAAGCTAATTCATATTCTAAAGCTAATCTAAAATGAGGTGGAAAATATTGTTCTTCAACTTTATAAATATAATCCATAACTAATTCACTACTTGCTCCATAGTTATCTACATATATATAATTTTTATATCTTGAATAAGGAATAACATGGTCATTTACAGTAATAGAAATTACTTGTAATGCAGCAGGATCAGTTGGTATTTGATATGCATATGTATATCTACCTGCTGGAGTGTTTGTTAATAATGATAAAGCTTGTTGAGTTGTAGCAAATCTCCATCTATGTCTTGTAAGAAATGCTTCTGTAATATCTGTGTAAACATTTGATGCAACTAAAGCTTCTGTACTACCATCAGTAAATGATGAAATAGGACTTGCTCCTATCATTACTAATGCTCTTGCACAGATGTCTATACTTGTTGTTGCCATAATTTTTTATAGTAATAAGGGGGAAATACCTCTCGGCAAGATCCCCCTTATATTTATTAGCCTAGGCTAATTTTGTTGTAGTAACAGTTGCTGCACCTGAAGCAGATGAAACAATAAGAACGTCTGATTCTGCTGTACCTGCGTTTGTCGCACATACTAAAATCATGTCGCCTTTTTTCACTTCTGCGAAGGCCAGGTTAAAATAACCTGATCCAACTATTACTGATGTAGCATCTCCATCGGTGTAATACCAAAGAGAATTAACTGCACCCATCTGAGCCACTTTAGTAAGTGGATTATCTGCTGCGTAAGCCATATTTATATCTCCTTAATGATTACTCGGCACACAGCTGAACTCTTGCTGCATCACCATCGATTATTGTAGCTCCTAACGAAATCATTGAAGTGATTAAGTGAGAAACTTTTTCTGGAACGTAGTTTACTTCTGTTTTAACATCAGTACCAACACCAACACCCAAAGCACTTTTGTGAAATGCTAGAGTTTGTCTGTCAGTTGCTACTGTTAATCCAGAATGAACGAAGAACAAGAAACCTAACCATCTTTTGGCAGTCATGCCATTTCCGAATGGAAGGTCATTTGGCCCAACGTATTCTACTCTACTGAACTGATCTACTGATAATAGATTAGACCATTGTTTCGGCCCTACTACCCAGTATCTTTGATTATCATCTGGAACATCATTCGTATTGAATACTTCCATCATGTTTTGTGCTTTAATCAAAGTCATTCCAGTTGTAGAAGAACTTACGTTGTTCGCAATTGAAGTTGCAGCTTTCAGTTTATCTACAATGATATCATCAGTTTTTCTTCCTAATGCATATGCAGCTGATTGTGCTATTACTTGTCTTTCGTCTATGTTAACCTTTAGCTCGTCTAACTTGTCAACGTAATCTGCTGCGTAATAATCAGTTAAAGTCGCAGACACATTGCTGTGTGCAAGATCCATAGCAACTACTTCAGCATGTCTAGCTTTAGTATTTGCAGTACCTTTTGCAACTTTTTGAAATTTAACAGAACTACCATTAACATTGTTAACTGTTCTAACTAGGTTCTTTAATTTGCTTCCCATTCTTTGGTAAGCCATATGAACTTCTGCTTCGAACTGAGTAATAAAGGCATTGTTTATTGTTGATGCCATGTTTTTATTTCCCTATTGTTAAGTTATTGTTAATTACCGATTATCTTTACAATACAGGTTTAGTTATCCAAGAAGGGCTAACATGAATATTTTAAAGGTCTTAACTAAGGAATAAGCTATAAGTGCCATTGTAGGCAACGCACATTAGATCCAATGTTTAGGAATGGTGATTACATCACCAAATTCTATTTCACCATCATCAAGATGAACATAAGTACCAAACACAGTTATATATGTTTTGGTATCTTTATAAATCCAAAATTCACCTGTAACACAGTTCGCTGGTTTGGCTGCATCCATTTCTTTAGAAGTCAGCCATCCAGTTTGACCTACACAATCTAACCAATTGAGAGGCTTTTTAAGTTTTTTATACTTAAACTTGTGGAGTTTTTGCGTGGGCTTTTTCATATAACTCCGTTACTCTTTTAACATAAGATGGATCTCGTCTACTACTATCCCAATATCTAGGATCATTAAGCATACCTTTAAGATCATCAGCACTAGCACCTAAATCTATTTGAGTAGGTGAACTTGGCATTGGTGTATCTTTACTTAAAGCCATTAATTCTTCAATAGCTTTTACACCTTCTGCATTTGATGCTAAATTTGCAATCGTATTATAAGAGTCTGGAGTTAAATTTTTCTTAGTCCAAAGATTAGCAGCTTCAACTCTTTCTTTTCCAGTATCGCCTAATTTTAATAATTCGGCATCTCGATTAGGTAAAGTTGACATAGCATTAGTAACAAATGCATTTACTCCTTCATCATATTGACTTTGAGATAGACCACTTGCTTTAGCTGTCTTGTCCCACCATTTAACAATGTCCATATCTTTACTAACTTGTATGTTAGAATTTTCTGGAAGTTCTGGAAGATTAATTTTATATTCTTCTGGAACATTAGCAGATACTTCGTTAGAAATATCTTCTCTAATTTGTTTAGTTAAATCTTCTGTTCTTGCACCAAGTTTTTGTTCTAACGAATTATAACTTGATGATAGATTTTCTAGATTAACTTTATTTGCATTATTATCCCAGAACTTTTCTTGAACGTATTCTGGTCTTCCTGTATCAGCAACATCTACTGTAGCGATTGGTGCTGAAGTTTCAACATTATCATCTGCCATCTTGTTCTCCTTTGTTTATTCTTGTTTTGATTATACCTACTAAAAATCTCATACCTTCTATATGAAATAAATGATTGCTAGTTATATTTGGCCCAGCTATTACTTCTGTAGTAATTGATTGTAAGTAAGCTAACACTTTCTTTCCTGCGTCCCCTTTGAACAATGTTGAAAATTGTTTATTTAATAAGGCTTCATCTTTAGCCGATCTTATATAACCATCAACATTCTTAACTGGGGATTGTTTCTCTTTCTTCAACTCATCCCAACTCATATCTTCCTTACTGAGGTTTTTGTTCCTCTGGTTGTTGTGACAACTGATTCATTTGTTGAACAATTGCCTTTTGTTCGTCCTCATTCCTAATAAGCTTTTCTGGTAAGTTCATTTTTTCTGCTAAATATTTAGCTGTTTCATTTTGGTTGACAATGACGTTAATCATTTGTGGCCCAAATGTTCCAGCAATTATTTCATTAAATCTACTTACATCTGCAACATCTTGTAAATGTTGAGCTTGTGCTAACGGAGAACGAGGTGCTATCTTTACTTCCCTACCATTAACTTTAGGGATTTCTATTCTACCTTGTTTAGATAAAATTCTTATAATTCTTCTTAGTAATGGATTAATTAACTCTGATTGTAATCTACCAAATGAAGATCCTATTTGTCTAGATAGATCTGCCATTCTTTCAGATACTTCAGTAGCTGTCATAGGTGTACCTTCTGGTTTACCTAGAGCTTCCATATATAAAGCTTTTTTAATATTAGCTCTCATGTCATTTAAAACTAATTGAGCAACGTCAAAATTAGATGCTGCTTGTATTGGAACTAAACCTTTAGATCCTGGTGCAACTGGAATTAAAGATCCAGGTACTAATGAAATATTATCTGGGTTAATAACACCATCATCTTCATAAGTATAAACTCCACTTACAGACATCTGTGCATTTTGTAATATTAATTCTATTGTAAGGTTACAAGTTTTAATTGCTGCCATCGCATTAAATACTGGCCCTCTGCCATATACTTCTCCAGATGCTTTATTCCATCTAAATACTAAATAAGGATTTGAACCTTCACCTTTATATTCTTCTTCAAATAAAACGTGTTTAGGATCTTCCATAAATACACATAGTTTAAATTCTTCAACATTAGGTTTATGTATTTTATAAACAGCTTCTATAATTTTAATTTGTTTCTTTTGTTTTAATGGATCAAAATTTTCTGGCAATATAGCTTTAGGATATAAGATAAGTATTTCTTCTGGCTTACAATATCTTGTTCTGTAAACAGTATCGATCTTACCATCTGGGCCATTCATTAAACAAACTTTTGTTAATGGTATAGATGTAAATTTAATTGGGTTGATTGCATCACCTTCTTCAACAAGAAGAACTCCTGTACCAATTGCAAGATCCATAAATGCTTCATGTATCTCTTGGTTAAAGTTTGATGTTTGTAATAATTCAAAAACGTATTCAGTAATTTTATCTAAGTCTAAATTTATCTGAGGCTTTTGTTCTTTAGGAATTTCTGATCCAGCTTGAAAGTCTGCCCATCTTGCAAAGGTGGGGGTGATTCCTGCTTGGAGTCTTGATGCAAACTCTTGGACTCCGACCACAGCTGTTTCATCAAATATTTTATCGGTACGTCTTTGACCTGGGGACTCGTCATAGAAAGACTCACGATTAGGTAAACAATATTCATAAGCTTCTTCGAACCTGTCCTTCCAATAATCTTTTATGCCTTGAGCTTCTTTATATTTTTTAAGAAGTTCAGTTGCTTTATCTGATGTACCATAACTGGGTGCATCTACAGTATTAACATATTCCATTTAATTTTATTTTCCTTCGAAGTAACCACGACCACCAGATTTACCAAACATAGATCTTGATCCAATTAATCCTCTAGCAGTTTTATCTTCTTTTTCTGCTTTTATTTTACTTGCATCTGCTGCTCTCTTATCTTCAGCAATTTTATCTGCTGCTAGTTTAGCTTCGTAATCTAAAGTTGCTTGTGATTTTCCAGGTGGTTTACCACCTCCAAAAATACTTCCCATTATATTAAGTCCTTTATTTCTTCATCACCATCATCTTCAATAGGTTCAATTTCAAATTCATCTTTAGGCAGATCTTTACAAACTGATTCTAATTGTTGTAAAAGCATTTCTTCTGCATCACGATGATCTCTAATTAAATCAATCAATTCTTGGGGTGATTTTTGTTTTTGTTCGCTCATCTTTCCAAAATGACGAATATCCAGCATTTATCAACGCACAATATAATTGATGTGGGGTAAGTATGTACCAATGATAGAATCCTATCAATCTCATTACAAATGAAACACACGTCATATCTTTAAACCTTATAAATTGCCAGTTATCTTTAACAGGGCATTTAAGTATTTTGAAGTCTTTCAAATAATTAATTAAACCTCCTGCTTCCTCAGAGGTTAAAACATCTAGTTTAATTCCAGCATGAGTAAATTGTAGATGTACCCATACCTCTTTATTAACATCATATTTTAATGCACCACAATGAGTAAAGCCTTTCTTTAACCACCATAAGTATTTTGTATATCTATTCTTAACACCATCTTCGTAAAAATAGATTAGCCATTCCTCTTGAATATGTCCCATATCTTTCTCGATTTTTTAGATTGTCCTGCAAATACATCCCATTCTTTTTTAGCAATGGTTGGTCTTGAAGGGTGTTTACCTGTTAACATAGTTCTGCCTTCACCTGCTCCCATCATTAAATATTGTAAAGCATCGTGAACGTGAGAGTATCTATTCTTTAATGGTTTTTCATCATACCTATCTCCAGAAGTTTGTAGTCTTCTGTAATGATAACCTCCATTAAAACCTTTCTTTAAATTAATACAATCCGTGTGCATATTAAATCCTGCTTGTCCGTCAACTAATCTAGATAAGGTAGCATCAACAGATTCAATTCTTAAAGCAACATCATTAGATGGTGCAGGTAAAGCTTTCAATCCATATTGCCTCATAATTTGAAACGGAGTTCGTTCATCAGTTTGGGATCTAAAATCTCCAGAAGGATCTCCGTAAATCATAATCTCATAACCTTTATAGAGTTTAGCAATATCCCCTCTCAGTAATTCTGAGAACCTCATTACACCCATATCAAAACAAACTAACTCATTAATAATATTCCATTTTCCTGTAGTAGTCCTCTGACCAAAGACAGCTGCAGGTGTTAGTCCAAAGTCAATTCCAATCCATATAGGTTGGTTAGGAATTAAAGCTATTGGATTTTTGGTAACGTGTAATTCTTCTTTGAAGCTGTGGTACACAGGTTTACCTTCTTCAATAGATCCTAGTTTATTTAAAACATAAACGTCAATCCATCCTTTAGTTTTACCTCTTATAATATTTGGATAATATTTTGGAGTTATGTTAGTTCTATTCTCTGCTTTGTCATTAGGATCATAAGCAGTAGTCATTCCGTCCTTATCTTTTTTTTCAAGCAAGGCTGGAGGTTGAGTATGGAAACTCCAGTTATCTGGTCTGATTAACATTAAAGCTTCTTCTCTAGATATGTGATCTGGTACTGGAACATCGCCAGACATAATAGCCCACCAATGATCTTCTTCTGGAGCATTGGTATCTGCTATAACCCCATACCAAGACGCACCACCATCTCGCATAGACGGAAACCTCCCCACACGCATAGTACAAGCATCAATAATGCTCTTAGGGATTTCCCTCGCTTCATTAACCCAAACACCAGTAAGCTCCAATGATAATAATTTTTTAACATCTTCAGGTCTGTCAAGTGCTAAGAACAGCACTTCCATGTCCAATTCTCCTTGGTTAATCCTATGTGTATAAGGAACAGACCAAGCAAAATCTCCCCACTTATCTTCTGGAAACCAATCTATCCACGTCTTAATCGTGGTAGTTTTTAGCTGTGGATTAGTATTTCTTATTACTGCCCACCGAGATCTTCTTTTTCCATCCTTATTCTTTTTTTGTAATAAAGCCCTTCTAAAGATTTCAATACAACAAGCAACAGATTTACCAGAACCTACTGGCCCTCTGATTCCTCTAAAGAAGTCGTCAGACTTCATAAACTCTTTTAGTACAGCACCTTCTGGTTTGTACTTAAAATCAATCGACATTTATACCAACATTCGCTTTCAACAAGTTATAAACTGTTTCTTCTCCAAAAGCTTCTACAAGCTTATCAGCTTCATAATCTGTTATCATGTGTGTTGGGTAATGTTGTAAATGTGTTTTCTTAACAATCGTTCTTAATCTTTTTCTATCCTTTATACTTAAATTATTTAGGAATGACATTTTACCCTTTCTAATACTTCTTTGAGTATTTCAGTTTCTTTACCATACTTTTCTTCAAATGCCTTCTTAGACAGATGTATAGAGAAGTTTCCCTGATGATGGTCATGGCATAACGGAATAACCTCGAAGTGGCTTGTCCGTCTTCCTATGCCTGTCCCAGGGGGTCTTATATGATGTAGTGAGGCTGGTCTTTCACAGACAAAGCATCCTAGTTCAGCAACTCTACTCATATGTTCTTTTTCTAATCTAGTAGCCACTAGGTCTAGGTTTTGGTTTAGAAGGCTTCTTCGGCTTCTTTGGTTTCTTGTTTATTATTTTTTTCATATTCTTCCTTTATTATTTCTTCATAACTAGCACGACAGTTATCTGGTGTAGCAGCAGAAGCTTGTTGAGCAGCAGTAACATTATTTGGGGAGGAAAACAAGATCTCTTTTTTAAGATCCATTGTGTCCATACTCCATATCTTTAGTAGGTAATTTTGCATTGTTCCTCTCGATTAGTGAACAATCTAACTATAGTGTTTTAAAATATTTTTAAACGCACTTATGTAGTTTAGTTTATTTTTTCTTAGATTTATTTTTCTTAGCAACATCAGCCATTGCTTTCTCTGAAGCACCTGGCCCATAGATATAATCTATTTGTGCGTCAGTTGATGGATATAAAGGATCTTCCTTTTTGCCATCTTTAATTTTATCTGCTATCCAAGCTTTTGTGTGCCAACCTTCATGTGCCATAATTATTTCTTTTTATTTGATTTGTTATTTTTACCTGCAGTTTTATATGCCAGTCCTAAATCTTTATAAGTTGGCTCTTTATACCAAGGAGCTTTGTTAGCTCTGCTTGATACTTCTTTGTTAATAGCTTTAACTTGAGGAATAACACTTACGTCTGTAATATGTAATCCTGTAGAACTTTTAACTTGAGTCCAAACATTCTTAAGTTTATCTGTAGTTTTTCCCATAGTTAAAGGTTTAGCAATATATGCTAATCTTGAAAACGCACATTATCTCCCCTGTCTATTATACGCCTTATAATCTCTTTTTTTATCCTTATTCATTGAAGACGTTTTTGGTCTTCTCGTATGCTGAGAAGTTTTTTTGAATTGAGAACGTGTTTCATGTTCTTCTTCGGTCATCTTACTTTTTTTCATAAAAAATTATTCTTTGTTGCTGCCGAACCTTTTTCGTCAAGGTTTTTTTTAAAAAGTTTTATTTAACCTCTGTT